GGCTGAGATGAGCACCGAGTTCGTCCGCGAACTGACGCTGGTCTCGCCGGTACGTACAGTCGCCTCGGTCCGCACGACGGGCGCGCCGTCGGTCAAGTATCCGAAGCGGACGGGCATCACGAATGCCGCCTGGGAAGGCGAGATCGACGACCAGCCGGAGAGCACCGTCACCTTCGGCCAGGCCGAGATCCCGGTGCGCCAGCTGACGACCTATGTCGATATCTCGAACCAGCTTCTCGCCGACAGCGCCGGCCAGGCCGAGGCCGAGGTGAACCAGGCGCTCGCCGAGGACTTCGGCAAGAAGGAGGGCACGGCCTTCGTCAACGGCAATGGCGTGCTCGCGCCGGAGGGCTTCATGTCCAATGCGGACATTGCCTACACGGCGACGGGACATGCGACCGTGCTGCAGGCCGATTCGCTGATCACGCTGATGTATGCCCTGCCGGCGCAGTATCGCAATGCCGGCGCCTGGGCCATGAACGGGACCACGCTCGCGACCATCCGCAAGCTGAAGGACGGCCAGGGCAACTATCTGTGGCAGCCGAGCTATCAGGCAGGCCAGCCGGAGACGATCCTGGGCCGGCCCGTGGTCGAGATGGTCGACATGCCGGATGTCGGCGCCGACGCCTTCCCGGTCATCTATGGCGACTGGTCCGGCTACCGGATCGTGGATCGCCTCGCCCTCTCGATCCTCACTAATCCCTACCTTCTCGCTTCCAAGGGAGTCACCCGCATTCACGCGACCCGTCGCGTCGGCGGCGGCGTGCTGCAGGCGAGCAAGTTCCGCAAGCTCAAGATCGCGACCTCCTGACGGCCGCGCCGCCTCGTCGAAAATCCCTCAATTGAGGGATTTCCATCCACCTCGATCGGAGACGCATCATGCGCGACCTCGCATCCAACCTCGGCGTCAGCCTTGCGCTGTCGCCGGCCGTCCAGTCCGCCACGATCAAGGGCAACGCCATCGATCTGCGCGGCTCCAACTCGGCGATGCTGGTGATCAACACCGGCGCGATCGCCAGCTCGGGCGACTTCACCGCCAAGCTGCAGGAGAGCGACACCACGACGGACGGCGACTTCACGGACGTTCCGGCCGCGAAGCTCGTGGGCTCGCTGCCCGCCAGCCTCACGGCCGATTCCAGCGTGAAACAGGGCTATATCGGCTCCAAGCGCTACATCCGGCCCGTGCTCACGAAGAACGGCGGCACCTCGATCGCGGCCGGTGCCGTGGTCATCAAGGGCGCCAACGTCGTTCCGGTGGCCTGACCCCGATGCCCGCTCGCGTTCCCCGTGTCTGCGGCCTCTGCAACGGCGTCCACCTGCCAGGTGAGCGCTGCGCGCAGAGCCTCGCGCGGGAACGCGAGCGCAAGGCCAGGGCCGACCAGAACCGGCCTTCGGCGCGAGACCGTGGGTACGACGCCGAGTGGCGCAAGCTTCGTGCGCAGCACCTCGCGGCGCACCCGTACTGCGTTCGCTGCGGCGATCCGGCCATCGTTGTTGACCACGTCGTGCCCGTCAGGATCGCGCCGCATCGGCGGCTTGATCCGACCAACCTTCAGTCGCTCTGCACCAACCATCACTCCGGCGCCAAGCAGTCCGAAGAGCGCCGCCGCTTCAAAGGATAGACCATCATGGCCAACCTCTTCGCCACGGCGGGCGCCAAGCTCTATATCGGCGGCGTCCTCAATTACCCCGGCTCGGATCTCGAGGCTGCGGCCTTTTCCGGCCAGAGTTGGACCGAGATCAAGCGCGTCTCCAATCTTGGCTCCAGCGGTGACTCGGCCGAGTTGGTCACCTTCACCGAGGTCGGCTGCGATCCGGGCCAGCTTCCTCGCATCCGCAAGGTGAAGGGCGCGACCAACGCGGGCAGCATGACGGTCATTGCCGGACTGGATTATGCCGATGCCGGGCAGATCGCGCTCGTTGCCGCGTCGCGCTCCGACGACACATACGCCTTCCGCCTGGTGTTCGATGACGCACCCGCGGGTGGCACGCCGTCCGAGAGGCTCTTCACCGCGCTCGTCATGTCGGCGACGGAAGAGCTCAACGAGGCGAATACCGTCGTCACGCTCAACACCACGCTGGAGATCGACAGCAACATCGTTCGGATCTCTGCTGCGATCGCCGGCTCGGCGCCGGACAATACCGTGCTCCCGGCAATCACCGGAACCGCTGAGGAAGGCGAGACGCTCACCGTCTCGTCGGGTACCTGGACCGGATCGCCGACGCCCGCCTACGGATACCAGTGGTTCCGCGACGGCGAAAGCATCCCCGGCGCCACGACGGCCGCGCACCTCGTCGTCTCTGCCGACGTCGGCAAGAAGCTGCGCGCGCAGGTCACGGCGACCAACATCAACGGCACCGGGTCGGCCTTCTCGGCCGAGACCGCCACCGTCACAACCTAACCGGGGATCGCTATGGCTCTCTCGCTGTCCGTCCTGAAAGAGCATGCGAACATCACTGGCAATGCCGATGACGCAGTGCTCTCGCGCATGCTCGTGGCGGCGAAGGCACACACGGAACGGCAACTCGGCTTCGCGCTCGACGACGAAGCCGAGTTCCCCGATGGCACGCCCGACGACGTCGAGCACGCGGTGCTCATGCTCGCCGCGCATTGGTACGAGAACCGCGAAGCCTCGATTGTCGGCGTCGCAGCTCAGTCGCTGCCCTTCGGCTTCGCTGAGATCATCGCCGAGCGGAGGCGCTACAGCTTCGGGGTCAGCGATGGCGAATGATGGCGGCATATCCCGGCTGCAAAAGCGCCTCGCCGCGATCCCGGGGGACGTGCGAGCCGCTGCGCTCCCTGCGGTAAAGCGGCAGGCCGACGCCATGGCTGGAACCATGCGAGCCTTAGTGCCTATCGAAAGCGGAGACCTAAAAGCGTCGATCATCGTCACGCCCGCTGGACAGCAGACGCCTGCTTATTCCCAGCCCGGCGGTTCCATGGTCGTGCCTGAGAACGCAACGGCGATCACCGTTGGAAACGTAGATGTCCGCTACGGGCACCTGGTCGAGTATGGACACGGCGCCAGCGGCTTCAGCGGCGTCCCCTCCCCGGCAAAGCCGTTCTTCTGGCCGGCGGTTCGCCTGCATCAGACGAAAGCCACGCGAGCGATCAAGAGCGCGATCGGCCGCGCTGTGCGCAAGAATTGGGGCAAGGCATGAGCGCGACCCTCGCCGTCCAGAAAGCTCTCCGCGCCCGCCTCATCGCCACCAGCGCTGTCACTGCGCTCGTGCCTATTGGCAACATTCTCGACCGCAACAGCCGACCGGCGCCCGACCCGTCCATCGTGCTCGGCGAAGATCAGCTCGTCGACGCCGGCTTCGTCGATCGGTCGCCGGCGCGGGTCTATTCGACTTTGCATCTGTGGATGAAGGAACCGGGTCTCACGGGTGTGAAATCCATAGCCGGCGCCATTCGCGCGTCGGTCAGATCCTCGCGCTTAGGCAGCGTCGACGGATACGCCTTCGGCGACTGCATGGTCTCGCAGGAGCGATACCTGCGCGACCCAGACGGCGAGACGGCGCATGGCGTCGTCACGGTCGAAACCCTCGTGAGCGAGGTCCTTTGATGCGCGCCGGCAAGCTTGATCACGTGATCACGATCGAGGCCGTCAGCGATGGGGTGCCGGACGCCTACGGCGTTTCGGAACCGGCCTGGTCCGCGTTCGCAACTGTGCGGGCTCAGATTCTGCAGCAGACGACGGATGAATATCTGCGTGGATACGGCGAGGGATCCGCGACCGTCGTGAGCTTTCGCCTCCGCTGGATCGATGGCGTCACGGTTAAGCACCGCGTGATCCGGACTGGTGTCGCCTTCAACATCCGCGAGATCAAGGAGATCGGCCGCCGCGCCGGGCTCGAGCTTCGCTGCGAGGAGATCCGCGAATGAGGGGCGTCAAGCCGTATCTGGCTGTCGACAATACGAGTGACATGAAGGAAGCACCGGAGCCTCCCGAGTGGATCGGTGAATTCGCGGCTGTCGAATGGCGCCGCGTCGCTCCGGATCTGGTCGCAAGAGGCCGGCTCAATGAAGCCGATCTCGGAACTCTGGAAAGCTACTGCATCGCGATCGGCCAGGTGAAGGAGATGCAGCGCCAGATTGCGATTGAGGGCGCGGTTATCAACGATCCTAAACGCGGACCCCGCAAGCATCCCGCCGTATCGATCCGAGCCGATGCGATGACGCAGGCTCGTCTTCTCGCCAATGAGCTTGGCTTGACTCCGGTGAGCCGACAGCGGCCGGGGATGCGCGGAAACGGCAAAGGTGGCGGCAGCGCTCCGGCCGACCAGGGGCTGTTCGATGGACTGGATTTTTGACGATACCGCCATCGCGGACCCGCTCGGCTACGGGGAGCGCGCCGTGCGTTTCCTGCGCGCGCTGCGTCATCCGAAGTCGCGGTTGCCCAGAGCGGCATTCGACCTGCCGCGCTGGCAAGAGAGGATCGTGCGCGCCATCTATGGGCCATGTCATTCGGACGGTCGAAGGATCGTCAAGACGGTCGTCATCCTCTTGCCGCGCGGCAATCGCAAGACGACCCTCGGAGCCGCCCTTGCACTTCTTCATGCCGTTGGCCCCGAGCGGGTAAACGGCGGCCAGGTGGTTTGCGCGGCGTCGGACCGTGAGCAGGCACGCATAGCCTATGACGAGGCGGTGGGCATCCTTCAGGGCGTGCCGGAGATCGCTTCGCGCATCCGCTTCACGGACTACAAGCACCAGTTTTCTCACCCCCTCACCGGGTCGATCCTGAAGGCCGTATCGTGCGATGCGGCGCGCCAGCACGGCGGCACGCCGACTTTCGTCCTGGCCGACGAACTGCATGCCTGGCTGAAACGAGATCTTTGGGACGTGCTCCGCACCGGTCTGGTCAAGACCGTGGGCTCGCTACTCGTCGTCATTACCACCGCCGGCCGGGGTCAGAACAACGTCGCGCACGATATCGTCGACTATGCGCGCCAGGTGGCGCGCGGCGAGGTCATAGATCCGGCCACAC